AGAACAATACTACAACGAAACCTTTAAACAACAAGAACAATGAAATTTGATTTAAAAGATTATAACTCACCTGCTTCATACTTAGTTTTTAAATTAACATTTCCTTTCATGAAGCATGATTTATCAAATGATGACTTAAATCCTATTACATCTAATAAATTAGATATGTATCGAAGTGCTGAAATAACAATCAATGCATTGAAAAGCGAGTTTGCAAATCAAGGTATGAAATGTCCGGATTACTACGATGAAGCACATGAGTATATTATCAACAAAATACTTGAACTTAAACAAAACCTAAAAAATCAATAAAAATGAAAAAGTTAATTTTATCTGCATCGTTATTTTTTACATTAAATGCTCAAGCACAATGGGTAGTAAAAAAAATAGATAACGGGTTTGATACTCCTTCAAAAATTGCTTATACAGAAGATGGTCAACGTCCCTTTTTAAAACTTGAACGTTTTGAAGGCGCTGGAGTGTTAATTTTCAAAGGAGTTTATTTTTGCGGTTCACCTGTTTTCATTGAATTATCATTTCAAGTAAATGGTGAAAATAAAAAATATGGTAACATTTGTGAATTGAATGATTCAGAAACAACTTGCTTTATTTCTTGGGATATTAAAAATGAAGATTTCTTCAATGATTTTAAAAACTGTTCATCGGTTAAAGTTCGAGTTACTGATTCTTCATGTGAAGAAACAGGAGAAATTTATACCTTTAAAATGAATGGATCAACTGCAGCTGTTAACTTTATTCTTACACCATGAGTCGCTCTTATCACTTAATTAAAATGACAGAAGAGGAGTATGCAAAATACTTACTTGAAAAAATGACCATTGATATGATGATGGATTTTGATCAAACAAAGCAATGTGCTTTGAATTGTATTGATGAAATGATGAGTTTAGAAATAAACATAGAAAATTATAAGTTTTTAAAGTCAGTTAGACAAATCATTAAATCAAAATAATCTTAAAATCATGTTACCTAAAAACTATTACTACAAAACACGACAGAATTATGAAGCATCTTCAAAAAATGCATTTTACGCTCTGTTATTATTAATCTTAATGTCTTTCATACTGTTTCTCTCTCAAATGTTTCAGTAAATAAAAAAGGGTGGTTGTTTCAATACAATCACCCTTTTAAATTTAACTTATTCTATTAATACATCTGAAGGACTTTGTTGCAATAATCCCAATTTATAACTTTAAATATATTCTTAACGTAATTTTCTCGTTCTGCGTTATATTTCAAATAGTAAGCATGTTCCCAGACATCGATTCCTAAAATTATATCAACATCATAATACATTTTTGGATTGTCTTGATACGGCGTTTCTGTTATCATTATTTTACCTGTTCTTTTTGAAATAACTAACCATACCCAACCTGAACCAAATCTTTTTTTAGCAGTTTCAAGAATTAACTTTTGAAAGTTTTCATAACCATTAAAATTTGAATCAATAACTTTTTTTATTAATCCATTAGGTTCATTTTTTAATGTAGTAGGAGGTCTTAACATTGACCAGAATAAACTATGATTATAATATCCACCTCCATTATTTCGTATTGTAGTTGAATAATTATCAATTGATTTGATCAACTGCTGAATAGGCATTTTTTTTACTTTATCTTTTTCAATAGCCTCATTGAGGTTTTTTAAATAAGTTAAGTAGTGTTTATTATAGTGAATAAACATTGTTTCTTCATCTATAAAAGGCTCTAATGAAGAATACGAGTAAGGTAATTTTTTTGGTAAATACATATTATTTTTTTTATAAAAAAGGGTGATTGTTATAAAAAACGACCACCCTTTATTGATTATTTCAGTAGTAGTTTATTTTTCAAGTGATGCTTCTCCGATCCACAATCTACAAATTGCATCGTAATCAACATTTCCACGTATTTGTGAACATACTCCAATTTTTTTTACAGGGTTTGTATAATAAAAAATACAATTACCACAAATAAAATCTTTATTTGTTGATGGATCTTTGTAATTTGAATCTCGCTTAGACATTTTAAAAGGAGGTGTCCCTTTTCCTTTGCCTAATAAAAAATATAAAAACGGTGTCTTTTGCTGTTCTTTCAATGGTAATTTTTGAAATTCCAACCATGCTATTTTCACCCATTTAGGTGAATTTTTTAAAGCTTCTGCGTAATCCATATTGTAAATATATTAACTGTAATTCCTGAAATAATCGCTGTCCATTTGTAGCGCTTTTGTTTCTTTAATTCATCTTTAATCAATACCTTTTCATCATCGCAGATATTAATCTGTTTTGATTTCTCATCAATTATAACTTGTTGTGATTGTTCAATTGATTTATAAGTACTAATTACATTACGCTGATACGCAATAACAGAATCCTTTTGAATCAATTCTTTGTTTTGAATATCGTTTAACTTAATCAACTTTTTTCTTTCTTCATTAAATAACGCCAACTTACGACCTTGTTCTATTTTAAACGTAATAACCGTATCTGAGCCTTTTAATTCAATAGATGGATATTCTATTACATTATGCTGTGAAAATGCAATAGATGCAATAAAAACAACACATATCAATATAATATGCTTATTTAATTTCATCTTTGAAATAGTTTTTAAGTTCATTTGCATCAAACGTATTAATTTCTTTAACATTATCAATGTAAACTTTTTCTATCTTACTTTTTTCATTCTGTAAATCAGCGATAATATTTAAAGCTTCGTCAATTAAATATTCATCACGCTCGATCTGTTGTTTCAAAGAATCAATCTCTTTTAGTTTATTCTTAACTATTAATTCAGATTGACGCTTTTGTTTTTTTAACAATTTTTTATTGATAGAACTAAGTTCATTTTTCTCATTATATAGTTTTATAATTTGAACTATAAATACAATCAGAAAAAGGTTTTTAATAATGCTTTGATAATTATACATACTTGATTATTTTACATACTCGAAATACTTGTATGTCTTTGTTTTTCTATCTTCTAAACCATGAGTACCACCATTAATACGTTTTGTCAATGCAAGAATAGCTGCATCATTGATACCTTGATCACAAATTGACCATAACTTATTGCGTTCAAAAAAGAACATTGCTGATTCAAAAGAGTATTTTGTTGCAACTAAATCAGGGTTTGTTAAGACTTCATCGGTTCCTAAATACTTTGCAAATGCAGTATAATTATCTTTACCTGTTAATTGTAAAGCTCCACGACCACGAAATTTCCAACCATCGCCTATTGCTTCAGCACCATTACCCATTCTTGAACCATAAACGCGGTTTGCAATTTTCTCAGGGTTACGTGCATAAGATGTTGCAAGATCTCCAGGGAAATACTTTCCAAAAATCTTTTTTAACCCATCAACTGAGTAATTCAAATTTTCTGAAAAAGCTTTAAATCCACCAGTCTCATGTGATGTTTGCGCAAAGAAATGCGCAGCACGGATTGGAGATAATTTATAAAACTCCATAGCTTTTTTCATTGTCCCAGGTCCAAATGCACCATCTACTTGTGCTCCTGTAAAACCTATTTTTTCTTGTAAACTTTTTAAACTCATTATTCCTCTGTTTTATTGTTATCGTTAGCTTTTTTCTTTAAATTAAAAATTCGTCCTGCGGTTGTGATTCCAAATGCACCTAATGTCAGTAACATAAAGCCATCAAAAATAAATTCTTTGATAACTAACTCTTTACTTAAAATACCTGTAATAACATCTACAAATAGTACAAATACCATTGCAAAGAACGATATTACACCTACAAAGGCTTGCTCGTTAATGTGATTATCATCTGAAATTAACTCTCTAAAAAATTTTCTCATATTTACATTTTTAAAGGGACCTTTGTAACTTTAGGTCTCTTTGGTTTTACAATATCTGTTTCCCAGTTTTTTGGAGGCTCTTCTTTATTCTCGTAAGGTAGAACCGGCGTAGGAGATCTATAAAAATACAAATCTCCTGTATAATCATCCTTTTGAACATAGTATTGACTAAGATCAACAGCATAAAGGATTTCTTCATTCCATGAATAATAGATCCAAGTAGAATTAATACCTGCATCTAATAACCAATGTTCAATTATATCAAGTCTTTTGGCAATTACTGTATCAAAAACAAAATTATTTATAAGCTCAGTTTTTTCTATTAATTCTATTTCTTTAATTGCAAGTAAACTATCTCTAGTTGCAATATCTAATTTCAATAAAGCTATTTTTGCTTTTTGATTTTCAAATATATTATTAATGTCATCTGCCTGTTTAACAGTTAGAATAACTACACTATCACCTTTGATTACCGTCTTCAGCGGGTAGTTTGATTGGCTGAAAATCAAACTGGTCACCAGTAGACTGCTTAATATTAATATCTTTTTCATGTGCAAGTTCTTTTTTTATGTCTTTAACTACAGACTTTGTACTATCTAAATCTCCTATAACTTCTGCTACCATATTTTCAAGATTGGTTTTATCTTCTACCAATTCTTGGTTCTCAGCCTTTAGTTGTTTTACACTACTTGTTAACTTCTTGTTTGCAGTAGTAAGTTTTTTATTCTCTCCGGTAAGTTGTATGTTGTCTTTTACCACAACTACATGTTCTGTACCACTTGAAAATATTTGAATTACTACTAATACAATAAATAATATACCAACTATAAGTAATTTCTTTTTCATTTTTTACCAAATAGCATCAATACGGTTTCTTTAAGACTCTTTGAACTTTCAGTGCTTTCATCTAGTTTCTTTTCTAAATCTTCTCTGTATTCTCCTTCTAGTTCTTCAACTCTTTGTCTATAGTCTTCTTCACTTTTAATTAGTTTATTGAGGAACATCCAACAAAGATATCCTAAGGCTAGAACTGCAAAACCTAATACTCCATATTGAGTCAATACTTCAAAAGGTCCAAATGACATTATTTCTTACGTTTTTTTGATTTACTTAATTCTTCTTTCATTCTATCTTTTTCTGCCCATTGACGTTTGATAAATATCCATGCTACATATCCTAATGCCAATGCAGCTAAACCAATTGGGCCATAATTGCCTAATTGATTAAAAATGCCAAAATCTGGCGCTGTTTGTTCAACTGCTGTTGTATCCATTTATCTATATTTAATGAGCCGGGAATTCACTCGGCTTCGTGTATTTGTAAAAGTATTGTCTAATATAAATTCCTTGAGGATTAACGAAATCTAAAACTAATTCATAATCTTTAGCTCCTTTTACCCAAGTTTTCATATTTTCTATTTGAGCTTTTGCACGTGAGTCTGCTCCTGAACCAGCAGATCCAACGGTAGACATTCCTACGTATGCTTTTCCATTTTTGCTTTCACCTAACGTAGCTTCCCAATCTACTTTATAATTCTTAGAATCAACATTAACTTTTAAATTATATATATCAGGGTTAATTCCATCTGCATACATTTCTCTTAATGCTTGATTGATTTTAGTACTCATTCGACCACCAAAACCATCTGATTTTCTTCTTTCAAAAGCATGTAATGCATCAGCTTTATTAGGCGTGTTTTCAGGAACAACATAACCTCCTTTTATTATTCTTGTTTTTTTAGGTTTTTTCTTTAACCTAGAAATAATAAGAACTATCACAGATGCAATAGCAATACCGACTAAAATCTTAGTGTTTTTCTGTGAAATCATTATATTATTTTTTCATATATGCTTTATAACCAACATAAGATGCAGCAATTATTAATGCCACACCTACTGCATAAGTTGCAAATCGCTTCAATTTTCTATTATAAGCTCTTTCATCAATCAAAGTATAGGTAAACTTATTTCCGTATAAACCACTATGTTTACGAGCTAAGTCCATAAATGTATTAAAGTCATCAGATTTTTGAAAAACTTGACAACCTGCAGACCATTTATCTACATCACTAGAATCTCTACCTGCTTTATGAATATTTATTCCAAATAACCCTGTTTCTTCACGACCATTGTTAAAATCAAGAATAGCATTTCTATCATAATCACGAATTACAGTAACTGGTTTTCTTTGAACAAGAGCATCATATTCGCCTCTGTGTTTACCTATTATATAAGAATCAACCCATTGACCTTCTTTTAAAATTGCAGCTCCAAGCTTAGAAAGGGGGTTTTTGAGGTAGTATGTTCCTGGATCTGTAGTTGCTGTAAAATACTTACCTTCCCATCCCCCTTTATCGTTTTTCCAAAAAACGTAAATAAAGTCATCAAACTTGTTAGGAGTAGTTGAATCATCTCGAACTCCTACTATATTTAATTGATAAGGTTTATTATAAATAATATAACCTTTACTTTTTAAAGTAGCTATTAATGCGCGTATGCTTTTAACTTCTGCTTCCATTATTATCTACGCGTTTGAATTAGTATTAAATCTAGCTTTTCATCCATTTTAGACATGTCTTGTTCCAATTTTTGGATTCTTTTGTCTAAAACTTGAATCTCAACTTTGCTAACACCTTTGTAAATATCAACTTCTTGAATATCTTTTTTAATAATATTAACATCTGATTTAACCTCTTTAATATCTTGAGTATGTGAATCAAGTGTTGATTGTGTTTTATAGTAAAAACCATACCCAACTGATAATGCACATGCAACAGCAACTAAACCAGAAACTAAATTAGTAACCATAGTTGCTTTTTTCAAGTGTTTTTCAAGAGTTATGTGTTCTGCGTTCATTAGTATATTTTATTTAAAACGAAAATATCAGAATAGATAGAATTTGAAGCACTAGCTGCACCCCATTGCGCTGTAACATCTAATGTATTTGCAATAGTTGTATCAAAAGTTGTATTATTAACAACGTTAAAAGAAAATCCTTGTTGTTGAGAATTAGACTTTTTAATATCGTAAAATGTACCAAGCGTAACAATTGATGCTACACCTGGACCTCCGATAGTCCTAACTGTAAAATTTATTGACAATAACCAAGTATCATTTAAAGTGGTAGGCAAATTTTGAACACCTGAACTTGCTAATATAATTGAGCCTGTTTTGACTCTTATGGTTATTCCTGCATTATTTAAAGATGATAATGTACCTGCAAAATCCGCACGAAAACTATCGCCTACTTTAAATCCATTTGCAGGCACAGATAACGTGCCTACTCCTGAATCAATCAATGTGCTTTCAACAGTAGTATTAGTTATAATAGGGCTATCACCGGTTTGAGCAAATAGTCCATAAACTGTTGCTAAACCTGGAGGCGTACCTGGACCAGCTTGAAAACCAAAACTACAATTTATCATTTAGTCATTGCCGAGAACTTCAGATAATGGAATCTCACGAATGAGTTTAGGACCTGATTTCTCTATTTTATATATGTAAAACTTCATCGTAAAAGTTTCATTGACAGGTTTAATCATAATGAACAATTCTGAATGTGAACATTCTAACTCTTCAGAAACATTTCTTAAAGTTTTTTGAATAGTATCATGTGTGATTTGAGCCGTATCAACTAAACCGCTTAATAAATTACCTAACATACTGATTTATTTTAAAGATTATTTCCCTAATAACGCCGGGAATGTTTGCGTCCATTCATATGGATAAGGAACTGGAATTGTAAAAATACCTAATTTAACTCTAAAAGTTGATTCCATGCGGATTTTCAATTTTTGCTTTTGTGATAAAGCTTTCAATAAATTATACTTGAACTTATAGAACATATCGCGCGGGTCTATCGTAATATCGAGTGGAATATCAGAAGTCGAATTAGCTTTTAGAATTAAGGGA